CATAAAGGAGATTTCCAATGAGAAAAAAGATTAAGAAGAAGATTGCTCTTTTTAACGTGGGCGAAACCGCACGGCGAATCGCTCACACTCTTGAAACGGATTTAAGTTATGAATCACAAATTGATCCAGCGGCTACAAGATATAACTATGAGGCACAGAAAAAAGCTGCCTTTAAGAAGTATCTTGAACCCCGCGGACGGGGAAGAGATGGAGGCGTCAGTGTGCAAGATATGTCTGCATATAAAAAGTTTTTTATTATATGCGATCATCTTGCTGAAATTGATGCTTCTTTTCTTCCTCCTTTACCTGGACCCAAGCACGACTTCCAAAGTTTTGGAGACGTTGACTCGGTCCTGATAATGGCTCGCTCTTTGTGTCGTCAAATCCTTGATGACTTTTCCCTGGATGCTTTATTTCAATATTGCAAACATGGGCCGGGAGCGACCGTCGGAACTTTCTACGGGCATACCCATCTGACCGGTAAAATGGCTTTGCCACTTACTGCAACGATGAGCCAAGCACGTATATTCAATTTGTATCTTAAATGGGATCCTCTGCTATTAGAAATGATACAGAGAGAAAATCCAGACGTCGTTCTGACTACTGATGATTTTTCCATTTATGATCTTGTTTCAACTTCCTCCGCTACGTGTGTGTTGAAAAACGATGAGATTTCTCGCATGATATGCAAAGAAACTACTGTTGGTATGTTCTTACAACAGGGTCTCGGAGTGTGGATGTGTGAGCGTCTTGTCCTATTTGGCATCGATATCGAGAAGCAACAAGATATACACAGAATGCTTGCGATGATATTTAGTATTACCGGTTTAGGGGCAACTCTAGATTGGCAGTCTGCATCCGATTGTTCTGGATTGAATTTTTGTTCTTGGTTATTACCTCCAAAAATTGTTGCTGTCATGATGCAGTTACGCTGTGAAGCGATAGAATTTCCTGCACTTGACGGATTGGTTAGAAGAATACCTATGGTAAGCACTATGGGGAATGCTTTTACCTTTCCACTCGAGACTCTAGTATTCTTCTCCATAGCTATTGCAGTTCGTTCACGAAAATTGGTAAAAGGTCGTAGCAGCCTCCCTGAATGGGAGGCTTTTAACTACGACATTACTGTCTTCGGAGACGATTGCATCGTTCCAAGTGATGATGTGCCTCTTTTCTCAGAAGTTCTTGAGAAAGTTGGCTTTATCTTGAATAAAGATAAATCATATTGGATGCGCGAGGAGAGATTTAGAGAATCGTGCGGCGGCGATTATTTTCGCGGTCGTAACGTAAGGCCTTATTACTTTAGGCACCCTGGGTCAACGAAGCCTTCACGGCTACGGGCGTGGTTGTATGTTATGTGGAATCGGATATTATTAAAACTCATTTCGAGTTTTGGTCCTTTGACATATGCATACCTCCCGACCGTAGCTTTGTTAGCTAAGTTGATTAGTGACTCGAACCCAAATGGATTTTATGTGGTTCCGAGTTACTACCCCGACGATGCTGGATGTAAGTTATTTGGTGATGCTTCTCGACTTCTACGTCTCTTTAAAAAAGAAACGTGGCCGTCGATTGTTATGGATGTACACGGAACTGCCTATTTTGAGTTCCTGTGTGCCCAAACTTTCGACGATGAAGAGAAGAACGAAAGCTACTATTATTGGAGCAATCGTAAGTCACCTCATAAACCTGAGTTCAGCCTCGAGCTTGGACGATTTGAATCGTCTATAGCTGCGAATGGGTTAGGTTACGTAGTGCGATCTTCCACAGATTGTGGAAGTTTCGGAGCGGAATTAACTAACTCTAAAGGAAAGTTCTATAAGGTGTTAACCACCGAACAGGAACGATCCAAGGAGCGTAAATTCCTAGAAACTATGACTCGCAACCTTTCAAATTTTTGAAATTTTGAAAGACTAGTTTCTTTTGCG